GGTCAGGCGACGCAGTTGCCCTCGGGCGCGACCGTCGTGCTGACGGGCATCGGTGTCTCGCAGACGCCCCCCGCAGCGCCGGCAACTGGCGTCAGCGTATTCCCGACGATTTTCATCGGCAATCACTCCTACGGTCAGGTGATCCTCGAGAACCCCGAGTTCTTCTACCTGACGGGTGCTGACAAGTCGGACCGTTTGAACCAGACGCGCGTCGTGTCGTGGAAGATCTTCTACGGCTCGATCATTCTCAATCAGGCGTTCATGGCGCGGGTGGAAAGTTCGTCAGCGTTCACTCCGGGCTACTCGGCCGGGACGATGGCTGACATCAGCTAACAGAGTCTCCTGTGGGTGGCGGGCTTACTCTCTCTTAGGTTCGCCACCTTTTTTTCTAGAAAGGGGCTGTGATGCCACGCGGCAAGAAAAAACTACCGCCTGATCACCACTTGGAGATCGCGTCGCTTCAGAATGTCGGCGTGGATGACATCGAGTCTCTGAAGAAACAGGTTGCCAATCTCACCGAGAAGCTGGCGGCTGCAACCGCGCAGCGTAGCGCTGAGGAGATTGCTCTTCTCGCGTCTCTGCAAGGCATCTCGTCGCTCGCCGGAGATACGGCGAAGGAAGTGGCGACCGGGAAGACGGTCAAGGTGAAGCGCATCTCCACCTATACCATCGCCGGCTACAAGGACGATGGGCGCGAGATCATGCGCCCGAAGTTCAAGCAAGTCGATCTGCCGACGTTCTTCTACAAGGTCAACCTACCGCCCTGTGGCGGGAGCGATCTCAAGATCAACGGGATGCCGCTGTATCACGGCGCGACGGTGGAACTCGACATTGACACGTTGCGGACCGTGAAGGACATGGTCTTCCGGTGTTGGGCGCATGACCGCGAGATCCACGGCTCGGACGAAAACTTCTATCGCAAGACCAACCGGGACGTGAACCCGGCCAACACGATCAGCATGAGGATGACGGGATGACAGAGCAAGCCGCGGGGACCGGCGAGCGCAAGATTGTAGGCAACTTCGACATCACCCTGAATCTCACGCAGACGCGCGGGATCAAGATGACCGGATACGTCTACAGCGACGACACGCCGAAGGAACTCAACGAACGCATCGACATGTATCAGGACACGCTGGATCGCCAAGCGGTGCGCGTGGACATCGTGAGCAAGGAAGCGCAGATCGCGATGCACCGGATTAATGTCGAGGCGATCCAAGAAAATTACGATGGGCTGATGCGGAAGCGGAATTCGCCGAAGACGCTAACCTCGCAAGAGAGATTGACCATCGCCAACCACGCTGCCACTTTGGCATCTGCTGCGAAGATGATCGAAAGCCTCGAGGCAGCAATCAAGGCGGGGAAAACGAAGCTCGCCGAGACCTGATGAACGATGCAAGCCAAGCAAATCTGCCAACTCGCCTCGTGGGAAGCCAAGGGCGGCACCGGGATGGTGGCGATTGCGGGGCAATACCTTAACGTCGTCCTTGAAGACCTGAAACGCAACCGTGACCTGAAGATGAATCGGGTCACGCAATTCATCACGGTGGGGGCAGGCGCCTACGGTCCGTTCCCACTCGAATCGAACTACCTCCGCACTTACGACTTGTTCTATCCGCTGCCGGTGTCGGGCGGCGGTACGTCGTCGTCGATGACGCAATTCCTGACGCCGATCACGATGGAGCAGTTCGATGCCGAGTTCAAGTCGCCATCCATCAGCAACTACCCGTACGAGTTCGCGACGGATCTCTCGACCCAAGCGCAGGTGTGGACCGGCGGACTCACGCCGCCGAACACTGTTGCGGGTCTGTATACAGGCATCGGGACGCAGACCCAAGCGGGGAATCTATTCATCTATCCGCAGAGCAGTGGTTCGCTGGTACTCACTCATCGATATATGATCGACCAGCCGGATCTGGTTGCGCCTGAATCTTCTTCGCAGATTCCGTGGTTCCCGTTCACCGATTATCTCGTCAAGGCTACTGCGGCCCGCATGATGGGCACGACAGGAGATAACCGAGACGAAGCGTTCTTTGCCAGAGCGGAGAAGATGCTGCAACCCTTCCTCATCATGGAAGGCGATGAGCAAAGCGCTATCCATGAAGTCAAGCTGGACCCGCGCAAGTTCAAGTTTGTCCGCAACCTGAAGCCGACTAAAGCCAGCCCGATGTGAGGCGGAGCGATGGCGATCGACAAAAGCCATCCGATGCGTTTCACAGCCAAGGGGCTGTCAGACGCTTACGACTCGAGTGACGTTTTTCCGGGGGCCTGCCAATCCCTGCAAAATCTGATCTTCGATCAGTCGAATCCCGAGATCATCATCGCCCGTCCGGGGGTGAAGCGCTACGTCAATTTCATGACGTCGGGCTTTACCAACCCCGGTTATATCTCGGTGCACGTCGTCATTGGTACTCGCATCTACGGGATGATCTCGAGCGGGTTGAACAGCGGCAAGGATCAGCCCTTCATCTACGAGACTTCCAGCGGCACGTTCGTCACCATCACTGGTATCACCGGGCCTAAGTGTCCGGCTTCTCCCGCGACCACGGGCGACTGGATTCCGCCTACGATCGCTAACATCGGCACGATGGTGATCGTGACCCACCCGGGGTTCTCGGCCACGGCGAACAAGTTCGGGTGGTTCGACATCACCAATCCGGCGGCGCCGACGTGGAATGCCGGGGACACGCTGACCAACGCGCTGACTGCGATCCCGACTGCCGTTGCTAATTACAACAATCGCGCGTACTTCGCCGTCGGCAACCAGTTGCAGTTCACCGATGTCCTGACCAACCCGCCGACGCGCACCAACGCGAATCAAGCGCTGGTGATAGGAGACTCGGTCGCGATCAACGCCCTCGCGGGCCTGCCGGTGCAGACCACCTCGAGCGGGGTGGTACAGGCGCTCTACATCTTCAAGCCGTCGCAGGTGTGGCAGGTGACGGGGGATCCGACGTTTGTGAGCGGGCTGTTCCAGAATTTCGTCTCGCTCACGATCGGCACCTCGATGCCGCGTTCGGTTGCGCTCTCGACCACCGGGCTGTACTTCATGGCGGTCGGGGGTCCGTACTTCATCGACGCACTAGGTTCACTCCGTGCGCTCACGCATAGCGCGCAGGAAACGAATCCGGATGTACAGGTGCCGTTTCAGTCGGCGCAGACTCCTACCCGTTGGGCGGGGGCTTACGGATCCTCGATGTATCGGATCTGTGGTCCCACCGTGATCAAGGGAGTGCAGACTACTAACGATTACTGGTTTGACGAGCACCGTCGCCGCTGGATTGGGCCGCACTCTTACGGCTACGACTGCGCTTCTCCGATCTTGTCGGACTTCATCGTCTCGTCAGCCTTCAACCCCGGGACGATCGGACGCTCGCAGACGATTCCTGATTCGACGTCGATCTATACCGATCTCGATTCGGTCTTCCAATGCGGTGCGCTGTCGTGCACGTTTCCGAAGACCGGGGACATGTTCAACAAGCAGGTGGTGGAATCGACCATCGAGCTTGAGGCTTCGCTCGGGCTGACCGCATACACCGTCCAAGCTCAAAACGAGCAGGGCGTGATCATGGGCACCGTGATCATGCAGGCGGGTTTCGGAGGCAACAAGTGGGGCAGCTTCATCTGGGGCGATGGAACGCTGTGGAGTGCTTCGATTATATGGGGTGGCGGGGCGTTGTGGGGGAGCACGGCGCAGTACGGATCCAATCAGATCTGGCGCTCGGGGCAACAGATCCCCTCGACGTATCCGGTCTCATGGGCCGCGCCGCTGGTCTTCGACAAGATGCAGTTGCTCGTCGCCGCGCAGGCGAGCGGTCAGGTTGGCATCGGTACGTTCTACGCCCGTTACCAGCAGACCGGCTATCAGACGATGAACGCGATCGCCATCTCGAGCCAGCAGGGGCAGACGGGGACTCCGGCGACGGGCACTATCACTGCGGCGGCTCCGATCGATTCGCCTTATGTGATCTGGAAAGCGGATACCCGCCTGCCGGACGCTCTCATCCTGACGGCCGGCACCAACATCACTCTCGGCTATTCCGGTGGCAACGTCATCGTGAATTCGACGGGCGGGGGCGGTGGGATTGGCGTCAATACCACCTATCTCGGCAACCCGGTTGATACGCCAGCGAACACGATCGATTTCGAAGGTGCTGGGGTCACCGTCATCAGCAGTCCCCCGGGGCGTAGCGTCGTCACGATCACCGGAGCCGTGCCCGGGCTTCCCGTCAACGCGATTCAGTTCAATGTCGGACCGGGGACGTTCACGGGGTCGGCCAATCTTCTATGGGATGGTGCTGCGGTGCAGTTGACCGGCAACCTGAACATGCCGGGGACGGGGCGCCAGTGGACGGCGGACTGGTCGAACGCGACGCTCTCGCTGCGCGCAGCGATCACGAGCAACGTGACGAACGGCAACACGCTCGTCAACGTGATCCCGAACGGATCCGCGACGATTTCCGGGTTCCAGATCTACAACGCGAGCGACTACTCGAACCACTCGCGGCTCGCGATTCAGGCGCGCACCACGGGCCATGTGCTGAACAGCGTGAACATCGGCACGGGGGTGGCGCAGCCCGTCATCCTTCAGATCAATGGCTCGAACGTCGTTTCCGCGCTGACGTCGCTCGTCACTCAGGTTGCGCAGGGATTCTCCAGCAACGTCCGCACGGTGAGCAGCGGCTCGACGACGCTCACCTTCAACGACAGCATCGTGTTCGCGGATGCGACTGCCGGCAATGTCACGATCACGCTCCCCGCGGCGAATGCGGATGGGGCGGGGTTCAGCGTATCGTTGCGGATCAAGCGGATCGATTCTACTGCCAATACCTTCACCATCAGCCGTGCGGGCGCGGACACCATTGACGGCGGAACTTCGCTCGCGCTCGGCGCGTTGCAGGCGGCGGACCTTGAGAGTGACGGCGTATCTAAGTGGGGAGTGCTCTGATGTACATCGGCCCGGCGAGTGCAAACGGACAAGTACTGACGTGGAACGGCAGCACCAATGTTTGGTATCCGAATGCTGCTCTCGCCTATGTACACATGCTGCTGTTCGGCAATGGCCGCGACGGAAACCTGACCGCATCGAGCGGCACGACGACGCTCGCGCGCGACACGTTCTACAACAACGTCACGCTGTCCGGCACGGCGCAGATCAACACCAACGGCTTCATTCTCCGCATCGCCAACACGCTCGACATTACGAATGCGGGCGTCGCTGCGATCAACAACAACGGCGGCGACGGCAGTAGCGGAACC